ATCTGAAGGTAGCCCGTGTTGCCCCCTCCAGATTCCTGGGAGGCATAGAAGTTCAACCCTTGAAAGCCCGTGGTGATGAACGGCTCCTCCACTCGAATCTTCACGACATAGTTCTGCTGCTCGACCGATATGTTGGTAGGCGGTTGAGCCACGATGCCGACCGTGGCCGAAGAGACCAACGTGACCTCAATGGAAACCTCAGAGGTAACGCTCCCGTTAGCCAGGACGCCTCGAAGCAGGATGATGTTGGCCCCGCCCCGCAACAAAAGCCCATCCGGCTCATACGAAGGATTAGGGACAGTCCAATCAGATCCCCCAAAAACCACCAGGGCCGAGTCTGCGGCGTACCCACTTCCGTTCACAGAAATCTGCATCTCGACCACTGCTTCAGGGATCGTCCCATGAAAAAACTGGCGCTCTATTGTCGTAGAGAAGACGAGCTTCTCTGAAGCAGTTCCATCAGGGCCAATAACAGTAGGTTTAGTCGTCATGCTCTCTTACACCTGATCAAGGCCAAGCCCGGTGCCAGTAGCTCCAAGCATCAACCCATTACTACCCCCGAGCGCCGTTGCCCCTGGAGCCGTATAGACAATGCTCAACTTGATGGGAGTAGCTGAAGCATTTTGAACAAGGACATTCACAAGGAAGGTGGTGGGGTCCTCTCCCTCCACAACGTCCACGGAGAGCACTTGGTAGAGCATCTCCTTCATGCTCACAGCTTGGAACTCCTTTAGCTGAGACTGAATCGACTGCACCTTGGATAAAGCAACCGTGATGTCTTGCTTGATCAAGAGGGAAGCCTCGCCCAGCCTCTTGGCTCCGATGTAGTCCATCAATCGAGAGCCGTAAGATGTGTGGAACGGGTTGGACCCGAGTTTTGTCAGGATGATCTTCAAGCACGATTGATAGAGCAGATCCTCATCCTGGATGAGAATGACATCGCCTTGTTGGTTGAAGCGGTAGTCATTCTCAACATAGGTGCCCTGGCATCGAGGGCACCTATCAGCAGTAGCGATGTAAGAAATCTTGATGGTCGGATTACCACGCAGCGGCCACTCGAAGACCGGATACCGGGCAACCACTGTGAGGGCATTTGCCAATACCGGGCTGGGGTATACCGATTCTTCCGAATGGAGTTTCCAAGGAGGATAAAGCATCTTCCCCCTGGCCCCCTTTTGGTCTTCCCATCCCACTGCTGCCGCCCCTTCGCCGCCCACTCGAAGGAACGAGCTTCTCCCAACCGAGGCGCTATCCAATAAACGGAGCGCCCCATTGTAAGACCCCACAGCCAAGACCCCATCAGCGTCTGCCAGTCTGATGGCACTGATGACATCGTCCAAGGATACTTTGTCCCCAACAGGGAGTCTCACATCAACAGTGCCCGTGCTGGCTTGGATGGTCAGCAGATTGGCGTCCGGCCCCGCCAGATTCCCACAACGCCTTATTTGAAAAGGACCGCTGAAGGAGCCAGTCAGAAGGGCTTGGCTCCAAAGCCCTTCTGGGGGAACGAAGTAAGTGTCATTGACCAGAATGGCCATGGACTTCGATGACGCCACCGGGGCCTTAGTCGAAATGCTCATCCGGTCCTCACCCAAAGTAGTACGCTCCTCAAGCACCAAGTGAGGGCACGGGTATCCGATTCGGATTTCTTCAGACACAGGGACCTCCGTGGGTCGCGGGCAATAGGCAGGGCACCGTCTACAAGGAGTTGTCCTCCTCTCCGGGGAGGTCTGACAAGAGGCAGGGGTGCTTGCCCAAAGCTGCTGCGTTGACGGACCCCGTATTAGGGAACATGATGTCCGTCGTGGAATCAGTAACCATCGTGTAGAAGATCCCATCAAACCTCTTAGCGATAGAGGCCACTGAATCCGTAGAGTCAAACATGACGTCGTTGTATGGCACGGAGTTCACGGTAGCTGCTTGGCCTCCCGCTTGGCTCATGAGTTCAAGCTCCTGCATGAGTTGCTCCCTAAGGTCACACAGCTTGATGATGCGCCTTTCAATGGCTGTTCGCTTGAAGTGGATTTCCTTCTCAATCCACTTCCTTCCTCGCGCCGCCATGATCTGATCGGTGGGGTCTGGTTGCACCGTGCTTCCCCCCTTACGCGCCCAGGAATAAAGGGCAACCGTGGAGTCTCCCTGCTGAGGTTTCGAGGCATCGAAGCTGCCAAGAGAGAAGTTCCCGCCGACACGGCTTACCACACCCCCTCCAGGCTGGTTGTTCCGCACCACATTTGAAACGGTCTTTTGGCCCTTTCGAGGGTCCAAGAACATCGAGATGTCGAACGGGTTCCCACCCAATACGGTGTACACCTGAAGGAGCTTGCAGACAGAAGACCCGGTGTCAGCCACCATCATGGTCCTTTGTTCTGTGGCGTGCCCATCTTCCCCGGCCAGCCACCCGAGTCCGACCTCCCCAATGCGGTTTAGCTCTGCCTGGATAGCCGTCTCCCGCCTTGAGATGTCGCGGCGTTCCTCCAGCATGAACCTCCTGGCCGTAGTCCATTGGGTTTCCCGAAACTCTGCACCAAAAGACCAAAAAGGCATCAGTCCTCATCCTCCGCATTGCCCGCAGCGATGATGGCAGCAAAAAGCTCCAGGATCAGCAGGGGCAACCCTCCCAACGCCACCACCACCCCGCCGCCATAAGAGGATCGGCTATCGGAGGGTGCATCTTCAGCCATTACCAAGCCCTGAAGGATGCCATCCGTGCCGTTCTCGACCAGCACCAAAGCTGAGCAAGAGGGCAACGCAAACACATCAATCATCCTCAGAAGGGATCTGATGTACTCGATGAGGGCTTGAAGCTGCCCAATCCTGGATTGGATACCTTCGATGTAGCGAATGATCTCGTCAATAAGCCCCTGCAACGCATCCAAGATAGCCATGAGGAACTTCTCAATCTTGTCGAGGAGTTGGTCTACGGGTGCAAGCACCTTGTTGAAGGGTCGGACAGCGATCCAACCCGAGTCCCCTTCAGGAGCCACGGCGGCCATCAAGCTCAACACATTGCGTGCGTGTATGAGCATCCCTGCTTCGTAAAGGACGTTCGACGCAAAGTTCATGGTTTCGGGGTCGGTGCTGTAAACGATGGGGGTGTTGGCGGGCGCATAGGACTCCGTCATGTAGCCCTCGCGGGTCGCGTCCTGGGTAAACAGCGGTCCCGGCCCCTTCCAAGTTATCGGAGTGCCGTCGGACATTTCGGGGTCGGTGCTACAGAACGTAAGGGCGTTGTAGCCGGGATGGGCCTTGAAGGACGGGGCTATCCCAGCCCACTTATTTTTCATCGCGGTTTTTGCCACGTCATCGGAGGAGGGGTAGCCAACGGATTGGAGAATGGTGATGCCCGGTAGCTGTGGGTCTCCGTCCTCCCACTTCCACTCCATCATCTCTCGCCCCAAATCAACGGTCACGGCTATGTAGTTATCTGAGGGGTTGATCTTCCGATACAGGTCGCTGGCCCACATCTTCGACATACGCCGCACGGCACCGCGCCATCTCTTAGGGTCCTTCCCGTTATAGAACTTCGTTGACCACAGATTCTTCTTCGGCTTCCCTGCGACGGAAACCCTTGTCGCCATTTCAAAAGACTGGTTCAGCATGAACAAATCCCCGGCACCGTCGCCCCCGCAACTGTTCTCGCCAAGGCCGCCGTCGTCAGCAGGGGGGGTGGAGGAAGAACTGATCAACGCTACTGTCAGAGCACACTGAACCGTCTCAATGAACTCCATCGCCGCTTCGTTAGGGAAGCTGACTTCCACAGGAGCCGAGATCGGCCCAAGATCAGCGGGGCTGGGGCCATCAGGATTAGCGGCAGGCCAACTTTGGTCCTCCTCAGCCTTCCCCGCCTCCCCAGGACCATAAGGCATAAAGCCGATAGGGGATTGGATCTTAGCCACAGAAGAGCCATCAAAGCGGTAGAGCTTGAGTGACTCCGTTGACAGGTCCTTTGGGATAGCCATTGGGGCAGTTGGTTCCCCCAACTCCTTGTAGATGGCTTTGCCGACTGCACGAACTCGAACGTAGTAGGTTGGGTTCTCTTTTTCTTCGAGAGAAATCACCCCTGCCTCTGACTTCACAGTGGCATGGACCGGCATATCCTCCCGCTTGAGCAGCATCTTGAAGGTGCCCCCTCCAAGGATCTTGGAAATGGCACTGTTGGAGACAAACCAAGCCTTCCCAAAGTACTCCTTGTCATCCTCAGAGCAGAGGTGCGGGGGAATCCAAGGGGTGTTGGCGTCCTGCTTGTAGAAGATGGTCTTCGGAACTTGAGACTGGGACAAGGTGTTGCCTTGGTCGTCTACCCACGCTCCAACCACCTCTCCACTGACCCCTGATGTGTGCTCTACGAAGCCCCCGATCTTCTTCAAGCCTGCCCCGAACCCCAGCACGGAGTTCATTCCGTAGACCCGTAGGACCCGGTTATTGGCCGGGTCCATAGCATTGGTGTACTGAAAAGCCCCGGTGCCTTGCGGTCTTGGCATGATGCCCTGAACCCCAAAGCCACCCTCTACGGTGCTGACCTCGATGATGAAGCCACGAGGAGGCGTCATCTTCATGCCAGGGATACCCCCTGTGGGGGTGGGCAACGACCACTCGATCACGGCTTGGTCAGGGGTGCCCGCCGAGAAAGTCTTTGGGTTGAGCGCCCCAAAAGCAGCCAGCCCTGCGTTTTCAGTGCCGTATGTAACCTTGGGCGTCGTGACACGGGGAAGGGACACTGGCTGCGGCCCAGGCTCACCCTTGAAGAACGCAATGATCTTCATGATGAACCTGATGATGAGGTCGATGTCACCCGCGTTGATGTAGAAGAAGGCACACAAGGCCGCAGAAGAAGAAGACCAGTCGGGACGCTTGGGGTCTCGACGGTCCACCAACCGTGCAATCATTCTTCTCTGGTAAGCCTGGAAACCACCTCGAAGGTCAGCGAACTTGTTTTCAAACTTGAAGAGGTCCCAATCACCGTTCAAGTAGAAACCCGCTTGCCGCAGATCATTGATGATGTTGCGGATTTCCTGGATGATGGTTTCAATGATCTTGCGGATAGGGTCCAAGAACCCCAAGAGGAACGCCTTGATGATGTTGAGGATGAACTGAACGACGTTGAGGATGGCGATGAGAGCCGCCAACACCGAATCAATGGCCTCGATGATGGGCCGGATAGGTTCCAGCAACGGCTCAAGGCTTGGCTGTACTGTAAGCCAGCCTGCTTCTCCGCTACCGCCGCCTTCAGCCATGGGTCACGCCCCACCGCCGTGCTTCAGTCGTTGGAGCGCGACATGTAGCTGGGCAATCTGCTTCTGGTCATCTTCGATTTGCCTCTCAAGAAGCTCGGACACCTTCCCCAGAGCTTCCTTCTGTCGTTCCAGGGTGGGACTCACAACATCTTTCTCTTCGACATCAACCCACGAACCTGTAGGAACTCCCCGACTGTGCAGCTTTTCCTTTATACGGCGAATCTCATCTTCAACAGACATGGGTGACTCCTACTCCAGGACCTCTAAACACACTCTACCGTCAACTACTCTTTAGCTTCCCCATGGCCTTTCGCTTCGCAACCAGCAGCTTCTCCTTCAGGAGCTTACGGTCCAAGCGGTCTGCGGCCCGCTGAGCCATCTGAATGGAGCCATCCCCCCAATCAGCACGGAACTGAATCCAGGCGTACCGGACGCCACGGAAATCGTCGTCGTTGTCCAGGACATCAGCGATCAAGTCCACCTCAACAGGACGACCCTCCCCGTCAATCAGCGTGGAGTAGAAGGGATAAGACGGGAAAGGGCCGCCGCCTGTCGGTTCGCTGTCCAGCCTCGTATCCAAAATCCAGAACCTACGGTCCAAGACGGAAAGGCAATCCTTTACGTTGGCAAAGGGCTGTACAAGGATCTGGCCTGCAAGGTCGATGAACAAGTCGTTGTAGATGAGGCCAAGCCCATCCTCAGGGTCGTTGGGGTCACCCAAGTCATCAATGTGCTCATCCCGCTGGAAGATGTAGTAGGAGCCGCCCCGATAGTGCTCCCACCAAGCAGCAATCTCCTCCATCCACGAGAGCATCCTCTCCCGGATGAAGAGGATGAGTTCTGCGGCCTCGTCCGAAAAGACCGGGGAGGGTCGGATGATCTTGTATCCGAATGGGGCGATGCTCTGATACCTGTCGTAGATAAGGTTGACTGCATCGTAGGGGCGGTCCTTGAAGGAGATGTCGTCAGGCGAAGGCAACGAGAGGTCAACGTATGCCGTAGTCCGAAGCATCTGCTGACCCTCTTGGCCGGGGAGACTTGGATCAGGAGGCCCCAAAGAGTTGTGAATCGTCGGAAGCACGACGTAGCCGTTCTCCTCAGGAATGGTCCCAAAGACGATGCTGTCTGAAGCATCCTCCCCGCCACCTGCGAAACGGCATGTCCCGTCCACTTCCAGGCGACCCACCGAAGAATCCTCATCCCCGATAATCCGGTAAAACCCTCGGTTATCGTCCAGCGGCGTGGGGCCTCCCACTTCATAGGAGTCTGGCAGGGCTGCGCTACGCTCAACGATGCCCCTGTCTCCAAAAGGCCGCGTTCCGCGTTCCGTGTCCAGGTAAAGAGCGTTGCGTGGGTCCCCGCTATTGTGGATGCCCAACGGATCTCGACCCGCTGGGTCAATGATGAGGATGTCGTCCTTCTCAACTCCAAGGGCCGCCCAAGCCCCGGCCCCTGACACGCCCGTATCTCTCAAGGTGTTGTTGAGGTCTACGAAACCGCCGTCGGTGTCCGGGTTGACCGGGTTGTAGACAACCTTGCGCTCGTGGATGACCTCATCCGTCAGGTAGGTCAGCAACTGCTCATTGGACTGCTCGTGGGGCACTGGGGCCTGCTGGAGGTAAATCTCGAAGTAGGCCCCCGCATTCACGCTTCCCGGCAACGCTCCCCCATCGAGTCCTGGAAACTTGATGACCAACTGGTTCGAGGAGAGCACGCTCTCGATTTCCACCCTCTCCAGGACGGTGCCGTCGTTATCGATCACCCGTAGGAAGTCACCTGGGTTGATGTTCACATCCGGGTCATCGAAATCCCCGACATTGGTGGCCTTGCCGTCGTAGCCAGGAACTGTGGTGTCAGCAGTGTAAATCCGCGTGAGTGGTGCGTAGCCGCCCGCAGGTAGCCGCCCACGCCGGATCTCGTACACCTTCTTGAGCTTCTGGATGTCCAGGGCCAGATTGTCCTGGATGTCGTGCCAGCGTCTGATTCGGCGCACATAGAAAAAGACTTGCTCGAAGTTGATCCCACCCCCCGTGAAGTCATCATAGTTGCGGGACCCAACCATCTCGTCCTCCAGCGTGTGGTCAGCATCCACAACATGAGGAAAGGCCGAGAGCAAGTTCACCCCGGTTCGAGGGAAGGAAGGCTCCAGCATGATGCCCCCCACCGTGGAAAACCCTCTGTCCTGATAAGCCGTGCTGTCGAGGTTGTTGCCGAGCCAGAAGGTAGTGCCGGGAAGGATGCAAGTCAGGTTGTGGTCATACGCATACGCAGCGTTCACACTCATCCCCATCCTCAGGTCGAAGTTGATCTGATTCCACTGGTCGGAGCCGTCCCAACCAGTGGGCGGCTGTGTGCTTGGGGCAGTGTTATCGTTTCCGATGTGGCTGATGTCTATGAAAGTAGGGACCCCTTCGATCTCTATCGAGGAGAGCCTGTTTTTCCAGTAAACAGGGGCCTTCTGGTCAAGCTGGAACTCTGTCGGGTTCACGGGGGTAGGAACCCTGACTCCAATCTCATAGTTGGCGGCTGATGCACTCTCTCTGAAGGTGTTGTATGTGACCGCAACATCGCTATCCCACAGCCAAAGCCGCCCCTCGTTGGAAAAGTTAGTGTTCGTAGGGTCAGCGGGTGCGTTGTTGTTCCGTATGGTGAGGAACCTGAAGCCCGCACAGCAGTTATCCATCATCCAGTCTTTATTGGCTCCAATCAGGTTGTTGTCCGGGAGGTCCCGGTAAACCCCGTTGCCGTCCTGGTATGTCCCCATTGACCCGATGGGGAGGCATGTCATCCCTGAGATGCGCGTTCCCTGGGCCAAGGCCGCTGCCAGCATATCGAAGGCCGGTTCAGGAGATCCTGAAGCCAGCACGTCTCCTTGGGCGTTCTCAGGGGAATCACTGATGGACAACTCAAAGACATGGTTGCCGTCCGCATCGACAGTGATGTCCGTGTACATCGCTGCCCACACGCAATCCTCCTCGATGTCCCATTGTGCTACGTTCTGGGTTGCGTAAGAGGTGTTGAAGATGAAGTAGATGGGTCGTGTGTTGCCAGGAGTAGGAATCTCGAAGGTGTGCCCGCTGTCACTTCCGTACACCTCGGGCAACAGCCCATCAATCGTGATGTCAAACGTCCCAGCATCATAGTCGTAGTTCACTGACTTCACGGTAGGGAAGGTCAGGTTGAGCCAGCCATCATCCCCCCCGCTCACCTTGGCGTTGAGGCCCCGCAGGGAAGGCGTCCCTGCATCAACGACATCAGGCTCTACGGCATGGCGAACCAAGTAGGTGCCTGCTTTGACAGCCCCGTAGGTTCTGTTGGTGACGGCGTCGTACTGTCCTCCAACTACAACAATGTCTCCAGGCTCCACCTCTCCAACAGCCCCCTCCATAGGGGCAACCGCGCCACTAACCCCGGTGATGTAGAAGCGAGCACCAATGTAGGTGGCGGGGTCCGTGTCATGATCCCAATCCCACATTGTCCCGTGGGCCATCAGAAGCTGGTAGCTCCCCGTGCCTGACGGAGACTCGTTGAACCCCAAGTCAGACGAAGGAGCCGCTGACAACAGGATGTTGTCGAGGACTGTTTCCCCTGCTTGCTCCACGATGGACTCGTTGTCCCACTCGAAGGGCATCGTCTTGATGCGGCCTATCCCAGACCCACCCCCTATGAACTGTCCAACGTAAGGCAAGGTTGCAGCAGGGAGGATGTCCGGGCGCGGCGTGCCGAAACGCTCCCGGAACTGAAGGCGTTTCCCCCCATTGATCTCTGAAATATGATTCACCCAAGTCGCTGCCCTGACTCCAGGCGCTCCCACAACGGACTGGATGACGTTGAGTTGGATCCCCATATCCACAGCCGCCCAACCATTAGCGGGTCGCGTCTGCCGTGGGAGTGCGGTAGCAAAAGAGACCTCTTCCTCAAACGTCAGGCGGTCGAACTTTACATAGGCCCCATGACTTCCGTGGTTGGAGCCAACCGCAGGTGGAGACGAGATGTAGTTCCTCGTCTCATTGGTCATGTAGGTGTCGATGTTGATGTTGAAGTCGTATCTTTCCCCGTCCGACAGCCCGCCAGCAGGGGAGGCGGTAGTTGCAGCGATAAGAGAGTTAGATGACTCAAACCGCATCTTGAAGGAGCCGTCAATATCCCAACCAAGGCCAGCCAAGAACAAGGGGATAGCACCGAGTCCGGGTATCCAAAGGGAATAGGTACCGGGAGGCTCAATGGACCTGAAAGTCAGCTTACAAATGGTGGGGTCACCCACATGGTCAGGATCTGGTTGGTAAAGGGTGAGGGTTACGGCATTGGTGTAGTGGTTTGGGGGGAAGTGGCGGTGCCAAGGCCCCAACATGAGTTCCCGAAGCCCTCCCGTCGTTCCTGCTGGCCATGCTGCCCAAGGCGTGTTGCTCCCATCATCGAGGATGTACCGGTTTGCCGGATCGTGCAGCCATGCCGACGAGAAGTTGAACTCGATCTGCCAGACGCCCCCGCCGAAAGTCTCGGTAAACTCACACCCTCTGGTGGCGCTGCTGGTCCCGGCGTCCCAACCCTCATTGAAGCCGTAGGTGTTCCGGGCATAGTACTTATGCAAGGGTTCAGTTGAGGTGGCCGGGGTAGTAGGCCGTGTCCTGGCTATAAAGCGGGGAGGGGCAAAGCTCGTGATGCCGTTAGAAATCCAGTCACCATGATCAACGGTGCCGACAGTCAGGATTCCCTGCGAGCCTGCGGGGAGTCCTGAGGAGTCCTGAGGAGTTCCGGCCCCTCCATCATCTGGGCATTCCACGAAAACAAGATCATAAGCCCGCAACGAGCCGACGAGGGAGCCATCGACGTAGGGAACCATGGCGCTGACAGGCTGGAGATCGTGCTCCGTGTACAAGTTGCCAGCGTCACGATTCGTCCCAGAATCGGTCTCTGCGAGGATTGACCCATCCATGAGCAGAATCTCGTCCGGGTAGATCGAGTTCCAGTACTGATTCGGGAGACCTGGAGGCACCAAAGTAGGGATGCCTGGAAGTGCGAGGAGGTCAAAAGGAGTCTCAGCGTTGGCGAAGAACTCCAAGCTCTGGGCCACCTCGTACAAGACCGAAAGCTCCGTCAGTGTGGTGGACATGAAGGGGATTTGCACATCCCCTGAATCATCCCGTGGTTCTCCCTTCAGACAGGGAAGCTCAACCGGAGTGTCCCTGGTGTTGATGAAGGTCACATCTGATTCAAGGCATGAAAGAGGCGCGGGCGGCTGCTGTCCCGTCATTTCCTTGAGCGGGAAGGCGAAGAAGTCCTTCATTGAAGGGAAGGTCATGTCCCGGTAGACACCCCTCAACCGCCCAACTGCCAAGTCATGGCCCATGCGGTAGTCCGGCAACGCAGCGGCGGCCAAGGCCACCTCTTCCATAGCAGGGGGGTCATTGGACGAACCTCCTGCTTCGTCCAATGGCAGCTTCGAGCCAATGAAGATGGTGTCTCCGTACTCGGCCTCGAAAGAGGTCTCATCGCTCTTCTGAATGTCAGACCCGATAAGCTGGGTGCCGTCCTGCTTTCCGAGAGTGATGACAGCCCCAGCAATCACCTCCTTCACGAACACAGGCCCTGGGATCGGAGAGGGAGGGGTAAGCCCAAAGACCGTCGGGAAGGTGAGGCTTGTGTCGAAGAGGCTCCAGGTGTCTCCCGTGGGCTGGCCGTACTGCACCATCTGGCCTGCCTCGAAGCCAGGGGTGGACAACTCCAAGTTACCGGAAGCAAGGTCGTACACGCCACCGTCAAGCAGTGAGGCAAGCTGCATGAAGTCAGGGAACCCTGTCTCGCTATCAATGGGAAAATCCACAAAGTCCAACGGCGTGCAAATCAGGGTGGCGGTGCCAACCGTCGCTGTGGCCGTGATTCCCGCATCCGCAATGGCTTGGTCCAGCTTTGCGTCCCCCTCTGGGTAGTAGGCCCAGATGCGGGCACGAGGAAGCCGATTCCTCGGAAGGACCGACACGATTCCGGTGATCTGCCCCAAGGCAGGGTTGGCAATCGGCCCGATGTTGGTAGCAAAGGTGCTGGTGATCTTGGGGGTCACCACCCCCGGCAACGGCCCGAACTGCGGCGTCATCCTGGAGAAGGCGTACTCTCCAGGAATCTGCAACTCTGAGTTTGCTTCAAGCCCTGGAAGCAAGCGCGTAAAGGCTTTCGTGCGCTGGGGATAAAGGCGAGAAAAGAGGTTCTTCTCCCACATCTTCTCGAACTTCGGCTTGAGTTCAACAGCAGGGAAAGGCGGGAAGAGGTTGACCGACAAGACGGCCTTCATCCCAACCATGAGGATGTCGTCCATGTCGTTCTTGACGCGGAACCTCTGCCGCGCCATGAAGAACCCCAACCCAAACGGGTCAGGCGGTAACCCAGCAGTCTTGTTGGGATACAAAGTCCCGGTAAGGTCAAAGGGAAACGCAGTAGGAGGCAAGTAAAGGGAGTCTTCCTCGGTGTAGTAGCCGTCGCCAAGTCCTGCGGCCCAGGTCTCGATCAAATCCCGCCAAATCAGACGCGGGTTGAGGAACCCAGTAATCTCGTCCTCGTACCCCCGGAAGGCATACCGAACCCCGCGCCCAACGAAGAACTTGAACTTGCCGTCCCGGTCCCCAATGATTCTTCCGTCGATGTTCTCCAGGATCTGCTCGAAGGCAACAACCACGTTGTTGTAGAAGGAAAGATAGAGCCGCCCTCCTCGGTCCAGGTCGTACAGATCATGCACTTCGCCTCGGAGGCCAAGAATCCCCTGCTTCTGGATGTCAGGGTCACCGGGGAATGCTTCAGGGGGACCTCCTGTGGAAGGTCCCGAGTTCTGGACCTTCTCCACAGCCGATTCCTGGACCTCAGGCAAGTACTCCTCAACTGGAATGGTCTGGGCGTAGAACGAATCAGGGTTCCTGAAGACGTACTTGGCAAGGAAGGTAGCCCCCAACATGGCGTTTTCCGCTGAGGGGATAGCCATCGCAAGGTGCTTTGACTTGAAAGCAGGGGCGATGATGGCTTCATCTTCGATAATCGGATGGATGACCTTCCCTTGGATGTACTGGAACAGAAGCCGCTCCCCTCCCTTGAGAGCCTTCTGTTCTGGAAGCATGAGGGCGATGTCCCCGGTTTCCGGGTCAGCCATGTAGTGGGTGCCCTCTCTCAGGACCTTTCCAGGCAACTCCTGCCCGCTTGAATCAACTGACCCCAGCAAGAACAACGCATAGTCCTCCCGCTCAATGAAAGGGGCCACGCCTGTGAACTGGTAAGGAAGGGGGCCGTACACGGGGCGCACGGAAATGCGAACGCCATCCGTGCCGTACACCATCTTCTTTGGGATGGGTGTGCCGAAAGACGCGATGGTGTACCTTCCGTCCTCAGACAGAGTCGAAGAAATCAAGATGATCGGGTAGCCGCCGACTTCGAGCAGGTGGCCTGCCCGCATGTACTCCCTCCAGTCCCCCTGGAAGATGATCTCAGTGGCGAACTTGTCTACCTCCAAGTAGGGGACTTCAGTGACGCCGTCCGGGAGCAGGAGGGTCATCATGAACCCCTCGTAGCCACCGCCTGAAATGGCACCCCCCGCAGGGTCAATCACCACAGCCACCGGATCAATGGTGATAAGAACCCCGCCGTCGTTTCCAGGGGAGCGCGTCCCTACCTTCGTTACGGTGGGAGGCCAAATCGTGACCGTTGTCTCTTCTGTACTATGGCTGTAGCTGACATCCTGGATGTAGAACGGCTGCTCAGCCAAGACGAAAAGCTGCCCTACCTGAAGCACATCTGTGCGGTCCCCGACGAGAGTGAAGTCGCTCACCCCTGAATCAATCATGAAAGGAGGGCGGTAGACAGGCTTCTTCGAGACTTCGTAGGCCATCTCGCCGCCGAACGCCTCGTACACGCCGTAGTTGATTTTCACTACGTCGTCCTCGTCAACCGCCTCCTCAAAAGTGATGGTGCTTCCACTCACCGTAGCGGTCACGAACCCCCGGTAGTTCTGAAGCTCTACTCCAGCCCAAATCATGGGTTCCGTTTCTTCGGCAATCGTTCTGCCTGTCGGGTTGAACGTGAAGGTGTTGTCGTCTACCCGAGTGGCCTCCTCCAACTGGACATAGAGGGGCAGGAACTCCGTTACTTCCACGAAGCTATCTACTCCATCGTCATCTGTCTCAACGAGCTTGTCTCCATCGGTATCAGCCTGGAAGTAGTGAGACTCCACAATCTGATATTCCCGAAGCGGGGCTTGGAAGAAAAGGGACCCTCCTATCGGGCTAAGCCGAACATCAAGACGATTCTCAGTGATCATCTGCTCAACGAAGTAAAGCTCTTCGCCCTGAAACTCGGTGGCCGCATTAGCGGAGATGACCGCATCACCTGTGGTGGGGTCAATGAACGCTTCCCCGGCTGGCGCAACCGCAGGAAGCACCTGATCGTAGTAGATCATGGCCCCATCGTTCTCGCTCAGGGTGTCTTCCCCGAACTGGATGATTCCAGGGTCAGTTCCCGTAGCCCCGCAGACGAACACCCCATCCCCTGGAATGGGGGTAATCAAAGCAGCCGGGGTAACTACAAGCAAACCGTCCCCGCTTGCGGGAAAGTCCGTCGTGAACTTTCGCCCTTCCACACGGATGGCGAAGTCTTCGTTGATGAAGAACGGGTCAGTCAGGTCCGGGATTACCAGCCCTGATTCAGCGATGGGGCCTATCTCCTCCCCGGTCTCCAGGTAGCGAGGCACTACCTCACCACCCTCCAAGCCAAAGCGGAGCCAAATCAGACGATCATTTTCACGGGCTTTCCCTATCTCAGCGGTGTAGCCCAAAGGATGCTCAATGGTCCCCATCGAGGTCAGGACCTTGATCTCAAATGGCTCCTCTGGGAGATGGTTGAAGACATCGAGAACGACATCAGCAACTACCGCAGGGTCGTACACCTCCCGCGTGTACCCGTGGTACAGCTTCCATTGAACGTATGCCTCCCCTTCATCCGGGCCAGCAGCCGCAGGAAAAGCAGGAGATATGAGGAGCTTGTTCGCACTTGCGCCCGTCCCCACCGAGACCACAGTGTAGATGCCCTCTGCGTCCCCATTGAGGACATGGAGCAAATAGCCTGCTTCAGGAGGACCCTCAGGAACCTGAACGAGGTCGGACCAGTCCGAGATATTGTTGTCCTCGAAGGTCGTGGTGCCCGCAACAAACTTCCCTGCACCCCCTTCAACAATCTGCACCCCGATGACATCAATCAGGAGAGCTTGGCCTGCGCTACCCTCGCCTGGGAGAAGGAAATCCTCCTTCCACACCTGCTCAGTGTAAATGCCCGCAGGCTCTTTCAGATAGAGGCCGTAGCCTGAATCAATCGGCTCCATAGCCGCAGAGGACAGCGTGTCAGGAAGAGCGTAGAGGGCTGCCAGCGAAAGCTGGTTAGTCGGGGACAGGATTCGATCAGACGACGTCTCGGCTACATCCACCCACTGGACACGGTCATCTGCAAACTCGTAGTAGATGCCATCGTAGTTCTTCAACTCTCGGACGAACAGTCCTTCCGTCCTCTGGAAATGAACGTCCTCATCGAAGCCGGGAAGATCCACCAAAGGGTGGTTCATGATGTTGTAGAAGGGGGTCGCTGGAAGGTTCTTCGTGAGAATCTTGCCTGTCTTACCGCCGAATCTATGGACGGCCCTGGTATCGGGCCTGGAGTTCTTACGGGCAAAGTTCTCAGGGCTGCGGTGAAGCCCGAAAGCCATCCCGTTATCCGGCTGCCAAACTTGATCCTTGGTGAAATCAACACGCCAAGCAGGAAGGAACCCCAAGGCTGCGTTCCCTCGAAGGTCCCCCACATGAACCTTCGTGTCGAGCCAACTGATCTCTACTGAAGGATCGGTGGCAGAAGTACCCTTACCTTCAATGGACACCCGACCCCGGAATGCCGTCACCTCAAAGTGGGTACCGGATGCACCAGCAGCCAAGATAGCTGCTTCGAGGGAGGCCACGACCAGTTCTGCGGAGAACTCCCCGGCCCCCAGCCCATATCCAGCATCAGCGTTGTCCCAAATCACCTCCGTGGTGTTGTTGAGAGAGAACCGCATCTTCTCGTCGCCGTCGGCAAAGATGAACGGCTCTCGAACACGAGACCAGAGCCTCGCACCACTCTTCTCATCGCTGTAAATCGCGGGGAGGATCTCTGCCTGGACGAAGTAAAATGGCTCCCCCACAAACATCGCCCGCTTGATCTGAACCTTGGACATCGTGTTCGATGCGGGGGAGGGGGAGGCCCGCTGTCTCGACACCTCAGCCCTCAAAAAGGGCACCGCAATATGGAGTGGCGTCAGGTCACTCCAGTACTCCATGACCTTGGTGAACTCCCAAGCCTGCTTGCCACAGAAGAAAAACGAGTCACCAATCCCTTCTACTTCACGCATCAACCCCGACTCATTTGGACGCGTGTCAGGGGCAGGGACCAAAGGGTGGATCTTGGGGATTGTTCCAGTCTCATCGGGAACCCACCGCACCCCAGAAGTCCCCGGAAACGGAAACGGATCGGCAAGAGGAAGAAACAAGGGGCCGTCAGAAGGGATGCCATAGACCGGTGTCTCCCCTGTCATCTCAACCCCGGCGAGGTTCTGACATGCAACAGGGGCCTTGAGAGGGACAGGCTGCATCGACATGGCAATGCCGTCGTAGTAGACCCGTGCTCCCAAGTAGGAAAGCTCGTAGCCCCCCTCACCTGGGGTCGCCTTGTCGATGTCCACCTGACTGAAGACAACCTTGCCGGTGGTCATGGACCACTCGAAGTACCCGGATGATATGGCACCCGCCACGTTGAGTCCTGAATCATCGAGGCGCATGATCGGCTCAAGGTGTTGCCGGAACCCAAGCCTCAAGAGCGGTCTGTCAGTCGGTCCTGGAATCGGAGACAAGGCGATGTCAGACGTGGCCGCTTCCCGAAGTGCCCCAAGGTCCCCGTCGTTGGAAGGCGTGAAGTCCTCGGGGGAATACCAGACATCCAGGCCCCCGTAGGTCTCGATGTAGTCCGGTGAGAAGATAAGGACGCCGTTCTTCTGGCCTACGGCTGCGTCAGTCCCCAAGGTCACCCAGTCCGGCCCGGTTTCGATGGCGGCATCCGCGACAACGGCAACAGTGGGGTTGTCGGACCCTGCATCAAACGCCAGACCCACTCGTACCAGGGCGTAAGTATCCGCGAGGCCGACGATATGGGGAAGCTCACTCCCCGCCTCGAATCGGACAGGGCGAGGGAAAAGCTGGTAAGTCTCGTCTTCCTTTACCTTCCCCAGATGCTGCGGGAGGCTCCCCTTCAGAGGCTCCCAGCGGCTCACCTTGCCGTTCCACCCGAAGCGAGTGAGGTTTGGTTCGTTCTTGGTCCACCAAAAGGTAGGAGGGGCAAGGCGGTAGGCTACAAACGTGACCGTGTCCCCACGGGCTACGGAAAACCCCCCTCCCAAAGCCTCCAGAATGTTGCCAGCAGCATCGCTAAGGGTAATCGCCCCTGTGACCGGGTTTTGCTCAGCAATGCCGCCCGAGAAGTTGACGCCATCAGGGTTGAAGAGAACTGCCTTGTCCCCTATCCCATAGGGAACAAGGGGAAGGTCACCCCGCCTGATGACCACGGCGTCCACTTCATACAGGCTGCGTTGGTACTCATCCGCAACGATCAGCTTGTCGGTGCCGTCGTCGTAAGGCTCAAGAGGCTCAATGAGGTTGGTTGCCTCCAGACTTCCTGCTGAAGCAGTGACGAAATCAGGGTCTCCAAGCACATCCCACAGCCCAAACTCCGTGTCTTCTGCGAGGACTGAGAAGTTGCTCGTGTTGGCCGCCCAAACCAGGAACTCCTCCTTCCCTGCTTCAGGGCGCAGAAGCACAGCAGAACGATACTGGTCTGCAAAAGGAGCTACTGGCCGTTGAGCAACAGAAAGGTAGTAGTCGTAGTTCGACGGCATCTCAAAATCGACATGCGTGCGGTCAACACCAGTGACCGCCTCGCCAGTCGTAATGGCATTAGCAGGGGCACTTCGCGCAGGTCGAAGCACATAACCGTCGATCTCAAGACCCATCTCTCACACCACCACGGACTTGCTTGTACCCGTCGCAGGCACAGGGGAGGGAGACCCCGCCGCTACGCCTGCACCCACTCCAGTCAAAGCAATAGCGGCAATACCGTTGCCGATCCCAGCGGCAAGTTTGGCCGCGTTCAAGCCAGTGATCTTCTTGGCGGCGAGGTTGCCCGTGAGAATCGTGATGAGAGAGCCAGCATTAGCCGCCGTGACCTTGGTAACGACCTCCACCCCAATCCCCACCCCAGTAGAGACGCCCGTGAACTGGTTGCTGGCGTTGAAAGCAGACGAGAACCCCATACCAACAGCAGTGGCGATTTGGCCTCCGGTGATTCCAACCAAGCCAGCCGCTTGGATCGTCCCAGGCAACGCCATCGGAGCCACGCCAACCTTGCCGGTTACGGTGCCTCCTCCTGCAACGCCTGCGGTAGCTCCAGTAGTTCGTACCCCTGCTGCTTTGAGCCACTGGGCTACCGAAACCCCAACGGCATCTGCCACCTTGAGCCAAGTAGGGCCTACGAGCTTAGGCCCCGCTGCAATGATGGCCATCGAAACAGCCTTACCGGTAACAGCCATCTACACTCCAATGCGGACACCCCGCATCATTAGCCGATACGACAGGTCGAGTATCCGACTGTACCGCTGGAGATGAATGAAGATCCGGTAAGATTGTCGATGCACCCCTCCGACAAGACAGCGCCAGCGAAAACCCCCGGTGACGTCAGTTGAATCAAAGGGGCGCTGGCACCAAACTTGGCCGCAGATTTCACAGTTGCGGCCAGGGTGCTCGTCAACGAGGTGCCCCCCGCAACCGCCTTGCTGGTCACGTTTCCGATGTAACCGACCGTCTTGATGCCAGTAGGCTTGTGGGAGGTGCTGTTGTCTTGGGACCCCACACCAGATCCGACTCGCACCCCTGTCCCAAACCCCGCAGCCATTGCGGCGGTGCCTGTCCCTTTGAGGTTGATGGAGCCGACCTTGTAGGTGTGATCCTCCCTCACCATTGGGCCTGAGCAATCCCACGCCCCCATCTGGAGGGTCTGCTCTCGCACTTTTGCCGCACCAAGGATTCCTGTGGCAGCATTGGCACTGAAAGTCTCCACCAAGGGGGGAGGCCCGGTGGGGTCACTGTTCCCCTTCCCCCCGTAGGCGATGTCTTTACTCCCGGTCCACATCTCCTTGCCCGTCGCCCCGCTAAACCCAATGCCGCCACCGCTGTTCACATTCCAGTTCTTGGTGATCGACTGTGCCATCACGTCGCAGTCCGTCACCGTAAACTTGGCGCAACTATGCTTTTCCTCACCCGCACTCACAACGCTCGTGTTGGTGTCTGACTTGATGACCATGGAGGCGGCTTCGCCCGCCATAGAGGCGTTCGTGGCATCCATGGAGGTAGACGCAGCACCTGCATGGAGCAGGATGGCAGCGGGCGAAGTGGCCGTGATCCCGTAGCCGTCTTGATTTGAACCGTCCGTATGCTCCAGGTCGATTGAGGCATTCCCCCCACCTGCCTGGACGGTGTACCCCTCACCCCCATAGATGTCGGTCTGGCTGTTGTCATAGACGGCAACGCCTCCAGGTGAACCCTTCCCAGAGAAGTACTGCCGGAAAGCTCCCCCCTTGGTGATAGCCATCCAAGAAGGAGGTTGGGTGGGGTCTTCCGGGTTCTGGACTTTCACAATCCAAGCAGCGTGCTCGCTAACTGGCTTACCGACCCCAGACACCAACCCTGGAGACTTAGACCCGTCACTGCCAACAAGCTGAGGGCAGATGGGCAGACCGTAAAGCTCCTTCCCGCCATAGAAGGGGTCGTTGCCGATGTAAGTCCCCATCACCATCTCTACAAAAGGGACGTTGTTGCTTGGGACAGGAGGAGGATTGTCCATCTCGGGCTGCCCCTCGGAATCATCATCTCCAGTAGGAGCCAACCGGGCAGAGCCGCTAAGAGGAAGGCGGTCGGCATCAAACCCATCGGTTTCTTCCGTGACAGGGAGCGTTCCGTCAGAAGTGTGGGTTACTTCGATCCTGTATTCTGTGAACGTCTCTGCTTCAGAGTCTCCAAAAGCATTCCCCAAAGCCTCGCTCACTCGGTAAACGGGCTTGCCCCCGTAAACAGCATCGCTGATCTTGCCCCCGAGCAGCACCCCGGAGGGGGAGATGAACAACCCCCGCTCTAAGAGCTTGTATGGGTCCAACCCAAGGCTCGTGTTGCCGTAATCAGGGTGAACCCTGGTGCCATCTGACCGCCGCTGAAAAAGCATCGAAGGTGCAAGAGTGTCTGCGGTCGCGTAGTCCGTGGGGAACTGGGATGGCTTGACGTCCTCATCCGTAGTGAGAGCTTGTCCCGGTGCTGCCCACCAATAGTGAGCATTGAACAGTGTGGTGGGAAGAAGCTCGGCGTCTCTTTGGACGATGCCTCCGTAGATACGGAAACCGGAACCCGCATGGAACTGCTGCACGCTACGGACAACCAATGCTTGGTCCTGGTCGCGCAGGATCACCTCGTTGCCCCTGCGGTTTGTCAAGGTGGCTGACTCATCGAGAATCAAATCCGCGCCCTGCCCGGACGAGACAAAAGCATTCCCCTCATTCAAACGAGGTGTCTTGTTCCGAATCAGGGGGGCGTAAGGTCCCGCTTGATTCCTGACACGAACAGTGTTTTCCACCTCAGCCTGGGAATGGATGGAAACAGGAACCCAATCCCTTCCCATGCGAGGGGCATTGGGAATCCAAGCCACGATGTAGGGCCGAGTGTTTGCCATGGTGGCAGGAGCGAACCCCACCACACACTGGTCGTTCATCTCTGGCATCACCCCCATGAAAGTACGGCTGCCGCACGCTCCGAATGAGATGGGGATGCCTTTGTAAGGCTTGTTGTTGGGACCTTGAACAAGCTGGATGTCCACCGTCATGTCCACGGCATTCACCAGGACGACGTAGCCTTTCCGAAGTACCCCTGCGGTGTAGTTCAGGCTTTCTGCTTCAAGCCTTTTCCTACGACGATTCGTCAGCTTCCCGCGAACCTCCCCCCGGTTACGTCTCCCTGTGGTCTTTTTACCTTTACCGGCCATTACAAACCTCCTCAGTCGTCCCCTAAATCATACCCAGGAGTCGAACTCGCCCCGTAGGTCAAGTCGGGAGGTCCGGGCATAGGGGGGCCTCCGCTTTCCCCTTCAGTGGTAGCGATGACACCCTCCTCCTGGACCACATCCTCGGGTTCCTGAAAGACAGCACCTGTGGCTATATCCCGTGCTGTAGCCTCGATCTCGATCTTCAACTGGTGGTACCTTTCCTTTGCCTCCACTGCACCCGCCCTCAACCCAGTCTCCTCCGAAATCCCCATCATCGTGTCGTACTGGCCTCCTGCCCCAAAGGTGTCTGAGATCATCGTTGCGATGTTGGTCCTCTCCGTATCCAAGTGACGGCCCGCCAAAGCATCCTTTGACATCCACCAAGCCTCAAGTTTCGACGCTTGGGCTATGAGTGCATCCGCATCCAAATCCTCACTCAGGTGCATAGGCCCTTCAGAGGCGAGCGCCAAACCAGTCGAATCCTGCAACATCGCCATGTAAATCTCCCCCTGGAACCCTCGACAAGCACATACGTTTTCAGCCCCCGCAGTGATCTCAGCAACCGCAACCGGGATGTTGCCTGCCACAAGGCTCTGGTACGCCCCATCAGAATCGGTCGAGTGGTTGGACAAGGCCCTCTCAGTCTTTCCCAACACTTGTGTGACCGCAGAGACTGTGGTCGCCGGTTTGATCCCGGCAGTGTAGTGGTCGAGCGTCCAACTTTCCATGGGCACATCGACACCCGCTACCCCCAACGCCATCGACGCATTCGCCCAGGTGCTCGCATCCTTGTTCTTCATGGCTGACAGCGCAGCCGCAGGGTCTTGGCGACTTTGTGTGGCAAAGGTCCACAGGAACTCCTCGGCGGCTTGAAAAGACGCTTGAGATCCCGTGTCGCCGTTCCCAACAACCACCCGTGAGGAGTCAAAGCCCGTTGCCGCCACAAGGTCCGAGTAGAGAAGAACATTGAGTCCGCGACCGTAAGCCTGGGACCCAATCACCTCAAACCCCTCGTTGTCTGAAACGGGAAAAACCGGGCTTGGGACAAGCCTCGCAGGCTCTTCCTCCCGAAGCTGCTCATCGGAGGCGTAGCGAATCATCACCTGCCGAGCAGCAAAGTCGGGGATGCCCTGGCCGATCTCAAAATCATCACCCCCAAAGTTCTCCTCGATTTGATCGTAGAACTCCTGCTTCGCATCAAACGCATCATTCATCAACTCAGGATGCTCCCAGGAAGTGTCGTTCTTCATCCCCTCAGCCTTCAGCAAGTCCATGTAGCGCCTACCCAAAGCATCCCACGCCGTCTGGACGTAGTACGCAAACTTTCTGCTGTACCAGTTCTGGGCGTTCCCGCCGCCGTGGTTGTGAGGCTCCACCCACCACCCGGTGACAGGGAACCCCCACCTGTTGGCGTCTACCATGCTCCGGTCTTCACACTCCAACCCAGTGCCACGAAGGTCCACCACCAGATCACCCTTCAGACCGGATACAAACACACACCCGCAGTTGTAGTAGCCAATCTCCGCATCCTCCTCCCAGTTGGGGCTGTTCTTGGAAGGGTCTACGCACTCCGCGTAGTCGTCGTCAGTTTTATCTGGCGTCCACTTCATACAGGCGTTGTACTGCGCCATCAATGTGAAGTTGGGGTTTAGGTCCTCCTCCCCGCATAAACCCATAAACCCAGTTTCAGCACTAAAGAAAGTCTCCACGTCTTGTTTTATCGACCTTGCGCCAGAAGGAGCGCCCTCTTTTATAGATTCCCATGCGTTTTTCCCCGACGGGGTCTTCATCTGCTTGCCTGCTTCAGCCATAAGCCCGAAGAGGGCACCAATGACCCCATCAGCAGGCTTGAGAGAATCAAAGCCAGTCTGGGGGTCCCCGGAATCCCCGTAGAACCATGCTTTGGGGTTGTTCTCGGCGGCTTGGGCGTTTGGGCCATTCACACGAATAACCCTCACCCACCATTCGAGACGCCCAGTGTCTATGAAAAACCCAGCCAGATAGTCTTGCCCCTTGGCTCCCACGAGCCGGGTAGGGTTTGGTATTGCGGTGTGATAACAAAAGTTCACGAAGTGGAGTTCTGAGGTCAGGATGATGGCCTGTGTCGCCTCTTCCCCGTCAGAATCCAGGGCCATAACGGTAAGCCCTCTTTCCACATCTGATGCTGATATTTCCTCGACCAGCGGGTAGGCCGTCCCCCCATCCTTGAGGATATGAAGCTTCCCGCTTGACTCCGGGGACCTGGGCGTTTCGAGGTTCATCGTCCCACCGAGCTTGTCCCACCGAATCAGGTCTGGACCTTGGTGCGCCGGGTCCGGGTGTGAGCTTGAGTAGTAGCGGTAACGGCCTTCCGCTTTCGGTGCCCAACGGGCTTTCTGGGTTTCTAACAGAGCAATCCAGTTTCTGAGGGCCTCATCCTTGTTGAGGTCGTCCTTCTTGATAGCCCCTATCAAGGTTCCGAATGGCCCTGAAATCGCCTCGATGTACATGCGCTGCGCGTTCGCGTAGCCGGTTCTGTTGTCACCCTCCCGTGCTTTAGACAACGCCTGACCAGCCGCCGCGTATGCTGCGTACCCCTCGGTGATCTCAGCCTTCCTTATCGTCTGCCAGTCGGTGTTGCTCGTGCGGAACTTCCACGGCCCTTCGGTTCTGACGACGTGGAGGTCAGTGGAGGGGGCGTTTTCAGGGTCTGCCTCTATGTACCCCTTGGTAAGAAGCCACTCAATAACAGCCTTCTCGGCCCACACGGATTGGTCCCCTCCCAACTCAAGCTGGGTGAAAGGATCTGTAATCCAACCCTGTATGTTTTGCTGCGATGGGTCCAAGGCCATCACTACGTTAGGAAACCCAACGGTGCGGGCCTCGAACGTCTGAGATGCCGTCTCTCCTCCCTGACCGCTTGCGAGAATGGGAAGTGCTGGCAAGTCTGGGCGGTCGAGCCGAATGTCTGAGATTGCGACTGGACGGTCTTTCGGGGGTGTCCCTGGAGGATGGAACTTACCTCGACGCGCTGTCCCGTTGATGGTGGTCGTGCATTGACCTCCAAACTGGAACTGGTGGCTCAAGGATTGGATGTAGTAAAAGCATTGGGCTTCCGTGATGTACACGGGGTATCCGGGACGAAGCTCAGGACGGATCGGGATCGTGGCGCTACAAGTATGTGTCCCCACATTGATGACATCCAACCGGGCAATGGCAGATATGTACATCTGCTTGGCACTTGAGAGGTACCCAGCCTCAAAGCTGTGCTCCCGCCACCCAAACATCCCCACCAAACGGTAGTCGATGTAGGTGGCTCCAGGAGCCACCCAACCGTCCGTACCTGTTCCCTGAGCGTTGAAGTGAGTGCCCGTCACTTTGACGTAGGTTGCTTCCGGTTCTCGGGAAGCCTGGGACAGGCTAATCAGGTCCCGGTTCTCGATGCGGTACGTCGGATCGGAAGAGGTGTCCATATTCCAAAAGGGAGGCTTGAAGACAATGTCCCCGTCCACGTCCATGTACAACTCGAAGCCTGTGATGTCGGTGACAGCAGCCCCAATCTCCAACTTGGTCATGTACTCCGTTTCCCAAAGATTGAGTGCGCCCAGTGCGCCAATGTCCATCATGAACGCATTTTGCTTCAGGATGTTGAGGTAAGCCGCATCACCCCCCTCATTACTATCCAGAAGCTGAGCGTTGGCAGCCGCGCTGTTGAAGCCGTACTTCCGCAGGAACTCAAGCATCCGACCTGTCACCGTCCCATGGTCGGCACCCGCGTTCTCCCAAAGCTGACTGCCCTGGCTCTGGTCGTCATGGAAAGTGCCGATAAAAGCCATCTCCATGGCACTGTAAAGAGTGCCGTCCATTGCAAACATCTTCAGGCTCATCTGATGCGAAGCCAGGATCCTCTCCATGTTCAACGCAGCGAGCTTGTTCAACTGCGTGCCTGATTCACCCTTCCAAGCAGTAGCGTCATGGTTCGTTTTCCCCGACATGATGTAATCTGCACCCCCAGTGGAGCCATACCCAACCTTGAAAAGCGTGTAGATGATGGCGTAGGGGTTCATCCTGGTGAAGCGGTGCCCCGTCATGTAGCCCTGGATGCTCGAATCGTTAGTGGAGTTCTGCAACACAGCGCCGTTGGTCGCCAGTTGGAGATTCTGCCAAAAATGCAAGAAGTCCGCACAGGTCAAAGAAGCGTTGTACATCCCCCCGTTGTAGTCATGGGACGCCTCGATAACGATTCCGCGAAAGACCTGATAGTAAGGGTAAGCAACCACCTCGTTGGTGTTGATCTCCCCCTCAACTACCCCCTCAGCCCAACCAGGAGTAACAGCACCACCCGCTATCGGAAAATAACCCCGCATGTAAACCACGACTTCAATGCCTGGGGTGATGATGAAAGAGCCGTCCTGCCCAAAGACATCGGAAGCGAATCGCGGGACTGACATGGAAATCGTGCAGTTCGCCACCGGTTCCACACTGGTGTCCACCGACACGCCTGTGATGTACTTCTGAACATCAACGGAGCCGTGACAGGCAGGGCACCCTGGAAGCGTGAGCATCCCGTTGAAGAAAACCCTCGCATCAGGAGTGTGGCGTACTACCGAGTTCTGGTTTTGCTTCCAGCCACCTGCATATGGTCGATCTCCAACTCCCATCAGTCATCCTTGGTGAGGTTTTCGATCCATTGCTGCATCTCTTCCTCACGGTCCCGGTCCTCTTGGTTGGTGTAGGCTGAGTTCTCCCACTGAGTAGTGGGCCATTGGGAACCGGGGACATCAGGATCGTCCCCATGGTCTTCCCAAGCTGCCACCAAGTCATTCCCGTAAGCACTGGTGTCGAACGAAGAGTTGTCTTGGAAAGAGTCGGGACCTCCGGTGACTCCCAGCCAAGCCGTCCCATTACTGCTTACCACTGCGTCATGAGAACTCAGGGAACCCCCTCCCCGGTCACTGGCACGGCCTGGATACGCAGGGTTTGGCTCAGGGGTGTACATAGGAAGGACCACAGAGGGAGAGGTCGCGGTGTCGTACATCTCATCGCAGACGAACTCCATGGACCACTCCATGCGGTGCTGGCTCTCTTCCGTGAAAGAGAACTCGAAGCTCTCGATGTGCCCGACGTAAATCCACTGGTCGTAAGAAATCGCAACGGACCCCACGAAAAGGTGTGCTTCAGACTTCCCGATGGTGTCGTAGATGAGTCCGTTGTTACGGTAGAAGTGGTACAGGGAAATGAAGTTCTGGAACGCCGCAGAGTCCCTCATGGTGGCGAACTGCACACCTGTGGCGACGTTGGTGTAGCCATCACTGGCCTGTGCCTCATTCAACCCAGAGGTCGCATTGAGCAACGCACCTCCCACGTTGTGTCTGGTAAGGCCCTCAAGTCCTCCAAACCCCGCACCTGAGGTGCCTTCCCCGGCCATGTAAGCGCCAGTACTGCCCGAGAACGAGATAGTAGGTTGTCCCTCTCCCCATCGTTGGAAAATGAACCCGTTTCGTCCCCTGTCCGTGTAGTTCTGAATGGACTGGTAGGTGATGGCCATCTCACTGGGGTTGATCAGCAACGTAAGCGGGGGGACATTCAGAATCTGAGCAACCTGCAACGCAATATCCGCTGCGGTAAAGCCATCGCACATTGTGGGAATGACTTCCCCAGATCCTCCTTGGTACCGGGTCACTTGGGCCACGCTCACGGTGGACTCAAGGTTGGAGATGGTGTTGTCATACGATTGGCTATTGTTGGGATCCACCATCGACATCCCAAACGTCGCTCTGATGTTGTTGGCCGCCTGCTGAGAAGCTGTATTGACTGATGATGCTCCTGTGTAGGCTTCAACATTGAGTGTAAAGGGTTCTACATAGGCAAAAGCCTCTTCACCAACCGCCTCCACATAAGGGGCCACCAAGTCGGCTCCGGTGCCTCCTCCGGGAGGTAGGAGGAACATAGTGAACGGGGACAAGTCCCGAAGCATCGGGTTCGACCCGTCAACAGGCTGCCCCTCTTGCGTTTCAAACGAGTAGGTGAGGCGTGGCCCCGTCGTTACCGAAGCGTAGCGTTCCGCGATTTCAACGTATCCGATAGTAGCCATTACCCTAACTCTTCAAGTCCGCGAGGTCCGCGTAGCCTTCGTAAGCGCCGTCGGCTTCACCGCCGTAAGCACTACGCCATACCTGAATCTCCTCTGCGATTTCCATGGCGCAGGACAACTGAAAGGCGTAAGGCTTTTCGGCAGATTCAGTGACAGAGAACTGAGTGAACCAACCCCGATACACCCCCGCCGCAAAAGTGACCTGGATGATGCCCTGGAAAACAACCTGACCCGAGTGGTCGTAAACTGAGCCGTTGTTGTGGAACAGCGCCAGCCAGTCCAAATAGGAGTCATAGGCGAGGGTCTCGCGCCGAGTACCCCCATAGGTAGTGGAGGTGGTATCAGAAAGACCCGAATAAAGCCTCATGAACGAGCCTGTGGACGCCTCGAACGCGATGTTCTGGGCGTCATCCCCCCAATGCTGTTCAACCCAGCCACCCTTCGTCTGGATACGTTCGATCTTCTTGCTGTAGGACATCTTCATCGAGGACGGGTTGACGTGAAGCACAAGCCTCCATTCGGCTGGAAGGATGCTCGTCTCTCGGTCAGGTCCCAGGATGTCGAAGATGACGGGTTGCGTGCCGTTCCTGGATGCAACATCTGCGGCCCCCGCAGGGAAAGCAGGGCGAAAAATCGGAACATCAGTAGACATAGGTCATCCTCCTCATACGAGCTTCGAGGGTCCGGGCCGCTTTGAGACCCCCGCGTCGATCAAGGTCTGGTCCAGGATCCGACCGAACTGGGCGTTCATCTCGTCTGTGCCGTTGATGTAGTTATTGATGGTAGTCACCCCACCCGTCAAAGCCTTTGATAGGGGTCCTCCGGGCAGCCCCATCCCCGGACCCATCGGGATGTCACCAGCGGTGAACTCTTGGAAACCGTTCATCGGGTCCCACACGAAATCCCTGAAGGGTTGGCTGGCGTGCGCTGGCGTTACACCGTACTGCGTGAGGATGGACTGCCATTCCCGAGGCAGGCTCTGCCCCGCCGTCCTCGGGTCATTGGGATTCATCTGGTTGTAGCGAGTCCGCGCCCGGTTAGCCAAGTCCTGAGACTCGCCCTCGGAAATGCCTCCCCCTGACACCTTCATTTGAGCCAACTGCCCTTGCGTCTTCCCGGTGACAGCAGTCAGTTTGCCCATCTCCTCGCGGTCAAACACCTTCCGCAGAGCCTGGATTGCAGCGATTTCATCCTCGTCTCGTCGCTTCTGCTGGTCTGCAAGAGTCTGTTGCTGCGTGGTTACTGCTGCATGGCTGCTTGTGATCGCATCAAGCTGCTCCTGGTCCAGTTCCTTGGACTCGGCCAATGTGACTGACACAGCCCCCGTGTTGAAGAGTTCCCCGATTTCATCATCCGTCATCTGACCCCGATTCATCTTGTTCGTTACTGCGCCCCCGTACTGCGCCCCGTAGATGTGGCCTCTCGACACGCCCCCATCATCGTCTCGAAGCACCCCGCCCGCGTGTTGAGCCATTACTGAATCGTATTGCTCATCGCTAAGATCCCTCCAATCGAACTCAAGACCGGAGCTTCCGGTGCCGGTGCCGATACCTGCATCCCTTGCAACCTGCATCCCTTGGTTGTAGTTGCCGCTGTCGAACAGCGAACGAACCCAAGTCATGGGGTCAATGCCCATCTCCCGACCTGCCGCCTTTACCGATGCACGTTGCCTCGCCGCAGTCTCAGTCTTGCCCCCAGCCATTTCCGTGTAAACATCCCGCTCCTCCCGAATCGCGTCCCGAAGGTCCTTGATCGTCTGCGCCCGTGTCTCAAGCTCCCCCGCGATTCGGGTAGCTTCTGCCCCTGTAGCTGTAGCGGACATGGTTCTGTCCGCAGATTGGATGTCGGTAAGGTGCCGCAACTGCTCTTGCATCTGGTCCACTTTTGCTTTGCTCGCTGCCGCTTCTTCGGACTCTCCTCCCCCGTACCTTGTGAAATGCCTGTATAGGGTGTCGATGCCCTGAGACACACTGTCAATCCCGACACCGACGTAGTTCTTGAGGGTCTGTACGACGCTGGTGGTTTCCTTGAGTTGTGCTTCAGCGAGTCTCCGCATCGGGTCTTGAGCTTCCATGGCGGCTTGCTCAAGCTCATCCGCAAACTGCCCCGAACCAACAAACTCGAAGAAGCTCTTCCCGGTGCCTTCCGCTCCCCCTGCCTTGTCGTACTCATAGCGAAACTGACGGTCGAGGCGCTGGAGAATCTGGAAGTTCTCACCGGACTGCCCGGTGATTTCTTCAAAGGCCATCTGATCCATCCCCTGCATACTCGAAACACCCTTCGACCCAAGGACCGCACTGGCTTGAGCAAGCTGCATAGCCATCTCCCCACTTCGGGAAAGGCCGCCCATACCAGATGCGGCACCCAAGGCACCACCTGACGTGCCTTGGGACAACTGACGGATGTTCTCCAAGCTTCGAGCCATGGGGTCGTTGCCGTCTGTCTCCCGAAGTTTTCCGATGGCGTTGCGGAAGTCCTTCTCGGACATCGAGCCGACTGCTGCCGCGTCCAGTTGGCCCATGCTGCTAATCATCCCAGTGCCACCAAGCTGCGCTATTTGATGCCCGAACTGCTCTGTGAATGTTCGTGCTTGAGCTTCAGCGTCAGCCTTGAGGATGCTCTGAGTACGGCCTACCCCTGTCGTCAGAGCCGTCTTCGTCCGTTCCTGCATACCCATGTTCCTGAACTGCCCGGACATCTTGAGTTGCTCCTTCGCCAAGTCTTCTCCCAGTACTTCCGTCATCAGGCCCAAAAGGCCGAGAGTGTCATCCAGACGGAAGTTGTAGAGGGCCATCCCTGAGGATGCCTCGTTGACAGCGGTGAAGAAGGATTTGACTGCCATCCCAGAACCCTGTGCAGCCACAAAGACCTTGGCGAAGGATTCAGTCACACCTTCGATCCCCATCCCAAAGTCACGCATCATCCTGTCAGCGTACTCCCCTGCTTCCTGGTAGCCGATGCCCAAGTTCTTAGAGGCAACCAAGACCATCTCAGCCGTATCCTGCACCGCGTCCCGAAAAGAGAGGCCCCCTGAGAACTGCTCCAACTCCTTGAAGGTAAGCCCCGCATCATTGACTGCCCGCATCAGCCCGATGACCTCTTCGGACTGCATACGCCAGTCAAGGGCCATGTCGGTGGCAGTGTCCCTCAGGGTGCCTGCCATACGATTCATATCGAGGCGGCCTCGATCCATCGCGTCAGACCACAAGTCCGCAGAGGCCACGTTGTCCAAAAGGGCCTTGTTCATGCCCTTGGACCAGTCGTAGACCTTCTTCATCATGATGCCGAGTCCGGCAACAGCGGCGACCACCACAGCGGCTCCAGCGGCTACGGTTCCTGCCGCTGCCAGCATCTTGCCGCCACTGGCAAGCCCCCTGCCCATCCGACCGCCCATGCTCTTGCCGATCTTCCCCATCCGACCGCCCATGTTTTGAGCCTGCTGCCCAAAAGCCTTCGTCTTGTCGTGCGTCTTCTTTGCCTTCCCGAAACCCTCTCCGAAGTCCTGCCCGGTGATCTTCTCGATCTCTTTGTTCAGGTCCTCGGCACCTTCGGAAATACTCTCTTTGAGGTTCTTTCCAGCCTCCTTGAGGACATCAGACATACGCTCTGTCTCTTTGGCGATTGTCTTCTGCTGGTCCTTCATCAGCTTGGTCTTACGGCGAACCTCATCATCGAGAGCTTGTCTGTCTCCTTGCATCCTCTTCTTATGAGCGTCGTTGGTTTCGGTGATGATTCTTCGATCAAGGCGAGCCATCTCCTCGCGGGCAGACACGATCTCTTTCGACCCCGCCTTGAAGACTTTGTAGAACTCCTGGGCACCGGACTTACCGCCCGACCTCATGGAGTGGGCGATGACCTTGAACATCTCGGCCTGAAGTTCTCGACTGCTGCCCTTTACACCCCGAATCAGCCCCACCCCAACAGCATTGTCGAAAAGCCCCTCAACAGCACTTCGCACCTTGGAGTCGCCTCGCAGCATCCCCATGCTGACATCAACAACCAGTTCAGCTTTCAAGGTAGTGTCAGCCATCGGAACCTCTCACCTTGTCGGGGTCCATAGAAGGAGTAGGGAAGAGAGAGGGCTTTCTGTCTTGCAGGCGCTCCTGAAGGGACGGCTCATTAGGGGACGGCTCCTGAGGCTCATCTGCCACCTCCACCAACCCCCCACTACCAATCCACCCCTTCTGAGCCTCATGCTTCATGTAGCGGTCATAGAGCCGCCCAGAGCTTTGACTCGTTGCTTCCGTGGTCACTCCAGCAGGTTTGAACTTATGCCCCATCTCCCTCAACTGCTCTGCCGTGTACCCCACCAACTTGGTTTCGGGCTGTTGAATACCAGCCTGCTCTAAGAGGCTATCCATTTCTTCGGCCTGCTGACGCTTTGCCTCTCGTGCCGCTCTCTGGCCCTCAAACTGCGCCCGCACTTTCCGCTCATACTCTTCAACCACGACATCGTGGTAATCCTTCTCGCCCGCAATCCACCGATCCAACTCGTCTCCCAGGTCTTCCAAGGTTGTTGCTTCACGCACCTTGGGAGCCAAGTAGCTCTTCCCATCAATGGTGATGTACACCTCCTCTTGCTCTTCCTTGGGTCCTTGGATGATGTAGTTGACGGCGTTCTCAATGATGCGTCTACGGCGGCTTTTTTCCCGCTCATCCCAGTTCCGATCATGCTCTGCCAGCTTCTTGGCGTACTTGTGGGCCTGGGTTGCGACAACTGCACGGGTGTGATCCCACTGTCGCGCATCCGCTTTTCTCTCATCCTCATGCAGGTTGTGAGCAACCCACAACCTGCGAACCAGCCCCATCTCGGTTCGACCGTAAGGGGCAGAACTTCGCACCATGAGCCAAAGTTGCCGACTGTACGGCTCGTAGCAATAAGCCTCCGTCCGGTTGGCAGCCCGCTCTGCGCGAAGATTCAGCCCGTCCACCACTGACATAAAGACCCTAAGAAAAGGTATGGGTAGCTTCTCCACCCAAAGCCGCCTGATCCAAAAGTTCTCCTCATGCCCCGCGACAGGAAGTCCCATGACCTTGTAAATGGCCTTCGTCACCAACTGCTGATGGAAATAGACCAGCGCCATCTCAGGGTATGTCGCGTTCAGGAGGTCTGCGTAGTCGCTGCTCGTAAGGCTACGAAAAGTCACCACAACACCGTCCAGGACGACATTGTGAGTGAGAAATCCCTCTTCAATGAGCCGCTCTACATCAGCGTAAAGGAACCTTCGTCGGTGAGCTTCCTGTAAAAGGGAGGCTTCTGCGGACTCCCGAAGCAGGGCTTCTCGGGTGGTGTTCCCAGCCACCCCCGCTACCCATTAGGCTTGAAGTGGGGATTCACCTCAGGAGGAGGACCTCCTTGCTTCTTTGCTTTGGGCTTAGACTTGCGGCCCCGAGGCGACACCTCTTGAGCAGGAAGGCGGTAAGCGTCCACCCCATGCACCTGTCCTGCATGGGTAGCTTCTCCTACAAGATCCACAGCAACTTCTGGCTGAGCTTCCCCCTCTGCTTCAGGCACATGCCCAGCCCGGACTGCCGCTGCTTCACGGGCTGCCCTTTGGGCTGCCAAGATTCGGGCTTGCTCCGCAGCAAAAACGTCGGGGTCTTCCCCATCCTGAAAAGAACTTCGCATCTCCTCAAAGGAGGTTGGGGTTTCATGCTCAGGAATCACAGATGCGCGTGTAGGCGTCTGCCGATGCCCTGCTTCAGGAGCTTGCGGCGGTTGCGGCGGTGGAGCTTGCGGCGGTGGAGCTTGAGGAGGAGGTTGGGCCTGTCGGTGTTCCAAGTCCACGGTTCCCTGAGGAGTCTTTATGGCAACAGGCTTTGCTGACCCCTGTCTTGCTTCCCGGTGCTGCGCCGCAGCCTCCGCAAGTCGTCGTTGACGGTCATCACCCAAAGCCACGAGGTCTTCAACCTGTTGATTGGTGACGTTGGGATCACCCTTCACCCTCTTAGCCCGCTCCTCTCGAAGCCCGTCGAGCCGAGTTTGGAGGCGAGAAATCTCGACATCCATGTCTGCTGGCTCCCTGCCAGTCATCTCATCTGCTTCCTGAGCGAGCTTCTCCACAAGGTCCCCGTAGCGGGAGAAGACGGAAGTGATCATGGAGCGCGACCAGTTTTCCAGGACCAACTCCCGCATAGCTACATGACGCTTGACCTTGACCTTGACGCCGTTGTCCAGTTCCTCTCCCGTCTCCACCATGTCCACCCCTCGAAGATTCAGGCTTCCAACTTGGATGACGGCATAGGAGATGACCTCGATACGGAACTTGTCGAAATAGTCCAGCGCAGCCGCTCTGCTCATGTTGTCATCAGCATCCTTGCCTTCCAGGTCTTGGGTGTCCTCCAGGACCAAGGAGGAGTACCGCTGTACTTCAACTTCCTGGTGTGGGAGGAGAGGGGCCAGATGGACAACGGTGCCCTCTACCTCAAAGGTAAGCTCTTCCTTACCAATCTTAGCCAGAGGCGCGAGAGCCTCTTTCAAAGTATCAAGGTTGATCACGGAAGTACCTCCAGGGCAGCGTGCCCAGGAAGATACTACCCGCCTACGCTGTTACGAGATCAAACGACAGGTGCCAGTTCTTATGGAAGGGCATTAGCTTCACTGGCGACCATGCCACTTGTGCCGCCGAAGCGTGCAGAAGTGAACTGACCGATGCTCGGGTCGTTACCCGTAGCCAGGAACTCACCGTAGACGCTGGCTCCATCGTGTACATCCGTGATGGTGATGGTGCCGTTTTCCATCACCACAGCGGTGTCCCGCTGGAAGGTGGTGTTCCAATCGGACCACCAGCACCCCTCGTAGTAGGTGATGAGAACCGTGTGGCTTCCAACGCCATTCGCAGGGCTGCCACCAACGTTGTCACCGATGGCGATGTCTTTGGTAACTGCGGGGTACGTCTGCGTTTGGACACCCCCGTCAAAGCCACTACCACTGATTGTTCCACCAGTGTCCCAGGAGCCAGAGTAATCCGCGTCTGAAACAACGCTGAAGGCAACCTGCTGCTTGATGTCAAAAGGCCAGCGATGGTGACGGAGGCTACGAACCGGGCCACTCACGCCGGACGCAAAGCCGGAAGCCTGCCAAAGATTGGCAAGGTACAGCATCGTGCGCTCGCAAGAAGCCGTCATCGGCTCCGTGTTGCCAGGGACGAGTTCCGCAACGATGTCACCGAAGCCAATCCCTCGCACATTCTCAATGGTTCGACTCTCGGTCGGCGCGAAGTTGGACAGCACACCAATCTGGTAGAGCAAGTCACCGCCCGAATAGGCAGGGGCCAGAATCCGCACCTTTTGGCTAACAACAGTCCTGGTGTTGGGTGTCGTTCCCAGCTTGTAGATGTAGGAATCACCTTGGAAGCCACTTGAGGGTGCGAGATCAGTGTTGGCCATTAGAAACTCCTGGAAGGCGCGAAAGTACCTACCCAGCTTAGCCCATAAACACCCTATTGAGACACAAGGAGGTTCCGAATCTGTGGGGCAGCCGTAGAGAGACCAAGGAGAAGCACCATGTACGACCCCACCAACCGAACTTCCCGCCGCGACCTCGCCCTCACCATCGAGGAGAAGCTGGCCTCTTGTGGGTTCGCTCAGACCGCCATCCGTGGCGCGAAAGAGATCGTTTATGCTCGTGCCGTGGACGGTGCTGCAAGCATCAGTGTCCTCGTGTACACCACGGTGGACTCCCGTGACGGGCTGGCTCGCTCCTGCGGTAAGGACGCCATTCGCGTCTGTGCCGTCTACAAGGCCCGTGATGGCCGCGAACGTGGCATCGCCTCCGCTGACAAGCGGGTAAACCGTGTCGGTGAGATCGACGCCATCGTGGGTCGCATGTACGACCGGATGCGTGAAGTGTACGCAGCGGCCCGTCGCCCCGAACGCTGCTCCTGCGGAGCGCCTAAGTTCACCAGCAAGGCTGGAAACGCTGTCTGTGCCGACCTCTGCTGGCTGAGCGAGGCCGAAGTCAACAGGCCCGCACCTCGCCGCCGTAGCCGCCGTGGACGCCGCTACGGTCGCCGCACCC